GTAGTCCGTTCTCAGTATGAGACTTGGAAGGTGCCGTCTGTGATGGTAATGAAGTATTACATCAAGACCAAGAAGCGCAAGAACACGTTTGGCATTGCCAACAAGCGCAACCTCTTGGTGCGTGACAACTTCAAGTGCCAATACTGCGGTGTGAAGCTCTCCATGCGTAACGGCACCATCGACCACGTACACCCACGTAGCCGTGGTGGAAGCCACTCGCTCGACAACACTGTTGCAAGCTGCAAGGTTTGCAACAACATGAAGGGCGACATGTCCCTCGCTGACTTTGAGAGCAAGACTGGCATGAAGCTTGCCAACCCTCCACGTCAGTTGACCGAGGCTGAGAAGATCGATTGCTTGCTCAAGACTGTTAAGAGCAAGGAGCGTGACGCATGGCTCGACTGCTTGAAGGAAAATGGAGTAAGTCTCTACTAATGTTGCTTGACGAGAGATTTCATCCTGTTGCTTTGGTGGGGCTGAATAAGCGAGCAATCTCTATATTAGCACACTACAGCAACAGGATGTTTCTTGTTGAGTATGACGATTTTGGTAGACCGCTAAACATTGCACCCAATGGCAAACAAGGTATATTCTGCATGAGTCCAGATGGGTTTTGGAATGGCTGGTTCGTTCTTGATGAAGATGTTAGGTTTAGTGAAGAAAATAAAATATTGAATGATATAATTGACTAATAAATAGAACCAAAGGATGATGCAAAAAAATGATCCACTACTTTAGCGACGATGATAATACAGTTGGGTTCTTTCAAGTCGATCAAGACCCGGCTAAGGTCGCTAAAAAAGTAAGCGTCATCACGGGAACAATGTTTTTCCCAGTGAAAGACGATAAGTATGATGAAATAGGAAGTTTTGAAAGAGACACAATCATCTTGCGTTCGAACTTATTTTGTGAAGATTTCTTAGATTTGCTTGATTATGGCATCGCAGTCTATATAATAGACTATTAAGATGCAACTATCAAACGACCCAACACTCACATACGACAAAACCCAACATATAAAACTAAGCCCGTCAAGTGTTTCCACTTACGAGCAATGTCCACGAAGATGGTTTTTTAGATATATAAAGAAACTCTATCCAGAAGTAGAGGAACCTGAGTTTACAGAATTTGGTAATCTGGTTCATGATATAGCTGAGAACTTCAAGGATGGTTGTACTTTAAAAGAATTCAAAGAACTGGTAACAGAAAAGCTTAAGTTCTATGAGTTGACGGACAAGTATCGACTCAAACTGATTCCTGCTATTAAGAATCTTTTTATCTATTGCAGTCAGAATTTCAAAAAGGATGATGTAGTAGATCGTGAACGTAAGGTTGAGTTCCATTACAAGGGGAAGTTCTTCCTTACCGGTAAGATCGACGTAATCCATGCACGCGGCAACAAGATCAAGGTCATTGACTGGAAAACTTCAAAAGCTGAAAAGGATCATTCGTTCCAGCTTTCGTTCTATAAGTTTCTTTTAGAAGTTATAGACTTGGTTAAGGTCGATTCCCTTGAAGCTGAAATCGTCTACCTCTGCGCTGAGCAGAAGGATGAACTTTTGTACGTGTCCAAGTATACGATTGAAAAGGACGATGTGATGTCTGCCATTTCCCGCATCGAAGCATTGATGGCTGCATATGATCGTCTAGGCACCGAAGATATTGAGAAGTGGCGCAAGAAAACTGGACCTCTGTGCAAATACTGCGACTATTACAAGTCGAAGGATTGTGACGGGAAAGGTGATTGATAAAGAGGGATATTGACTCTTTAATGATCCGCCATATAATTAATATATAAGAACTCAGTAAACAACGAGTTCAAGGAGACAAACCCATGCGTAGAAACGCCTATATCGTATACTCGCGTACCACTGGTGGAGCTTACCTCACCGAGCGTGCCAAGAGAATCACTGGATTCAATTTCCGTTGGGCAAAGGATCGCGCCGTTGCGACCAAGCTTCCGAAGGATGTTGCAGTCAAGGTCGCCAACCGCTACGGCGGAGTCGCTGTTCGCGCCTGATCTGAAAACGATCTAAAAGAACCCGGAAACCTCCTTTGAAAAAGGAGGTTTCTTTGTTATAATAGTTTATGGTTCTTATCAATTTATTTTTATTCTTGCTAATATCGGTAAGTGCGTCACAGCTTTGGAGCAACTCTAAAATTTGCGGATATGTTCGTCGTAAGGTTGTCTTACATATACCACTGGTCAGAGACGCTTTGCTATGTTCCGTATGCGCGTCATTTTGGGTAGCGATATTTGTTACTTTATTTTTCAATCCACTCGCTGGTGTATTACCATTTATTGCATCTAACGTAGCGGCAGCCGTTATAAATTATGCTGTATGTGGTATACTATTTAAACACAATGTCTTAACAGAAGATTAAGGAGATTCACACTATGCCATTCACCCCCGAAGAGACTGGTCTTATCCTCCGCGCCACCCGCGAAGATAAACCGTTTAGAACCCAATTTGGCGTCGTAGCCGAGGGTATCGTTGATAAGATTTACTCTTTCTTCACCAACCCAAACTGTTCATGTAAGGGAGCCATTGTAGATTGGATAAATAAGAACGAGGAAAAGACCCGCGAACTTATAAATAACTTTAAAGAAACTTTTGAAAAATTGAAGCAGACTCCAGCAGTTCCTATGGCAGCAGCCGCCCCTAGAACTCCTGGCGCACCTCCGGTCCCTGGACAGCCACTTCAGCAACCGCCTAACGTCAAGATTGGTGAAACAATCTCCATTGATCCAACTCCAGAGGCTTATAAGAAGCTTTTCGAAACTGTCAAGGCAGAACGTTGGGTATTCCGTGGGTTACAGGTAATCCCCGGTGAAGCAGATGGAAAGGATGTCTGGTTCGTTCTCTTCTACTAATCTATGGACCAATCACTTGACACGAACAAATTTGAATTCCCAGGAAACTACCGAGCAATCGTAGAGGATAACGAAGATCCTTTCGATCTTGGTCGTGTGAGAGTTCGTGTCATCGGTGTACATTCACTTGATCCAGACGAAACGCCGGTAAACCACCTCCCATGGGCGGAACCGGCGTTATCTATTTACTATTCTGGCGGAAAAAACCTTAAGTCAAAAACAGCAAAAGTACCATCAAGGTATTCGGCGGCAGGTGATAAATTTGTACCTCCAAAAAGAGATACAGATGGATTCACAGAAGAGTTCCAAGATTCGGTGATGGTAAATGAAGGTAGTGGTGGATTTTTCGTAGTCCCACGCAAAGGCTCATTGGTTTGGGTATTTTTTGACTGTGGCTACCATGGTCGCCCGCAATATTGGAGTTCCGCCGTCAAAGGCAAGGATTGGGAAGAACAGAAAAAGAAACTTGAGAATGATATTAAGGTGAAAACTTCGGAAATATCAAATATAAGAGATATTTTCGTTCCTGATACCAAGGCATACAAAGGAGCAAGCTGCTCGTCAGAAGCTAAGGTAGGAACAGCAATAAACAAGCCGAAGCTTACTGTTCAAAACATCAGCGACACTCGCAACTATAACATGTCCAGTTGGACAAGTCCTGGTGGCGTAACATACATAGCAGTCAATGAAGATGGTCGTGAGAAAACGTACATCATGCATAAAGGCTACATGGAGTACACTGATGATAAGGGTCAGCGTAAAGTAGTTGTAGGATTCACCGATGGTAAAGCAAACGATTTAGAGCAGGCAGTTGCTAACAATTTTGAACTTCACATTGGCGGCGACTTTGACATATATGTTAAAAAGAGTCACTATATCCAGGTTGACGGTGATGCACAGATAAATGTCAAAGGTAACGCGGGTATTCGTGCGGGTAAAGATATTGACCTTATCTCAGACTCTACTATCAACATTGACGCTGGAAAGAATATAAACATACACGCCAAGGGTGCTATTCAGTACCACGCAGAAGGAAATATGCTTGGTAAGGTCGATGGCAACTATGATCTTGGTGTGAAGGGCGTATACGATGTTGCTGTGAAGATGGCAGCCAAATTCAAGTCACTTGACCTTCATATGAAGGCTACGACAAGTCAAGTATTCGAAGCTGCACTCCAGCAAACCATGCTAAGTACAACATTTGTAGGTAAAGCAAAGACAATGTTTAGCATCACCAGCGATGCTATTACGAGAATAAATGCTGGTGCTGGACTCCAGCAGACGGCTTCGGTAATTGATTTAGCCGGAATGGTCGTAAACGTAGGTGGAGCGGTCATGTTGGGTAGTGCCTCATCCCAGCCGCCACCACAAGTAACCCCACCAGCGACTGATGCTGAAAGTGTTGTAACTCCAAAACAGTTCGCTAAGAGCGGCACCCCAAAGAACTTTATAGAAAATCAGCCCAATCCCAACTGATTAATTTAAATGCAAATGGAGCAGAAATCCACTAGGTCTTTAGCCTAGTGGATGAATGAGACTAAACTATCCCTTGAGTCTGTTAAAATATTATAAATAACAAGAGGAAGTCTCTTGTGAGGTTCTAAAAAAGATGGCAAATGCTAAAATATACTCTGATCTTGCCTTTGCGCCCGTTTTAAATAACGAAGGCGATCTTTCTCAGGTATATGATCAAGACGCCATCAATCAGTCTCTTTTCAACATCATGAACACCCGCAAGGGCACACGCTTGATGGACCCTGAGTTTGGATGTAACTTTCAATCGTATCTTTTTGACATGTTTGATATCGAAACTGCCAACAAGATCGTAGAGGACATTTATAAAAACTTCAATAGATATGAGCCACGCATCATAATAGACAGTATAGACAAGAATATCAACTATGACGCTCTACAATATGGGTTGACCATCAATTACCACTTTGTAAATACAAAAACACAAGGCAAGTTCCAGGCTATACTACAAAAACTCTAAGGATATGAAATGACCGATCAGACCAGAACTATCAATTATATCAATTATGACTTCGATGCGATGAAGTCTGATCTTATCACACAGGCAAACGAAACCGAAGTATTCAAGGACATCAATATCAAGGGTTCCAACATAAACGCAGTCACCGACGAGATTGCATATGCTGGATCGCTGAATGGTTACTACATCAACTCGGCAGCCAACGAAGTATTCCTTCCAACTGCGAAGCGTTATAACAACCTCAACAAGATTGGTCAGTTGCTTCGTTATGATGCCCGTGGAGTAGTCTCTTCAACAGTAGATGTCATTGGTGCATTGAAGCCAGAATACGTTTATGGAAAGCGCGGTGAGTACATCGAATTCCCAGCATACTCATTGTTCCCATCGACAAAGAAAACAACAACTAATAAGAACTTCATTTTCACCAACCCACTCCCATTCATTTACATTGTCAAGGGTGTTGGTATCAGAAACGTTGACCAAACAGATATCAAATATAAGGGATACAATCTTCCATTCACTGCCCCATTGTCGTTCTTCCAAGAAGCAACATCGGGTGGACCCGCAGTTATAAACCCACTATTCCTTGAAATGCCATTAAGTCTGAATAAGCCACTTAGTATCATTGAAAGAAACGCACCAGACAACTACCGTAAGTTCGACACAACAAACTACCCACTTGAAAACCCAAGTGACTCGTCAAGTGTTGGACAGGCATTTATCAAAACAATCTCATGCCTCCCATATATTTCGGAACTCGTAGTTGATACAGAGTATCCAATTTTAATGAAGTTTGATACTGGTACATCAACACCAAATCTTGAAATTGTCACCGATTCGGGAATACTCAATGATCGTGTTGATGATATCATTGGCAAGCTGATCCTAACTGTCAACGATCCTGTTCAGCAAACATACACCCTTTCTATCACAGAGTTGACAACCGACAAGCGTTTCTACATCGGTAAGACTGGTATGGAGAACCTTTCCAGTGTTGATGTAACGTATTCGACAATCCCTGGTAAGGGTCAGGCAGTTGAACAGATAAATCTCGTAGTTAACAGCAACGGGTCAAGTTCACCGTTCACCGTTCTCGTCAATGGTAACTACTACACATTCACAACCGGTACTATCAGTACCCCAAAGTTCAAAGAGAACTTCTTC